CGAGGTCTTGTAGATCGCATCCTTGGGCACACCCATGCCCTTGAGCTTTTCCACAATCTGCTCCTCGGGCAGCGCCCACGCCTGCGACCCGCGGCCATTGACCAGCTTGAGCCCGGGGATCGACTGACCGGCCTCCAGCCGACGCAGCGCCTCGGCTTCCGCGGCTTCGATGGTCTGCCGGATCAGCGGTGCGGCCTCAAGGATCTCGACCAGGCGCTCGTTGGACATCTGACCGGGTTCCTGCGTGGCGACCTGCTGTGCGGCATCGAGCGCGGGGAAGCTGACGCCAGCGGATGCCATTGCCTGCCCCAGCCGCGCCGAGCAACCACTGGCGCGGCAGTACCTGCACTGCTTCTCGCCAGGGTTCAGGGGCGCGTCGGGGTTGTCGGTTGCGTGTGCACCGCTGACGTACTTGGGGATCAGCGCCAGCACCTCGGGCACCGTCACCTCATGCGACGAGATGGGCTCGATTCCCTTGAGCGCGAGCTTGGGTTGCACGATGGTCATGCGGACCCGCTTGAACGGATACTCGGCATTGACCGGCAGTTTCAGCGCCGCCAGCGCACCAAGGGTGTAGAGTTCCAGTTGCTCGTTGTCCTTCGCATTGACGGTGTTCATGCCGTCCTTGAAGTCGATGACCTCAAGAACCTCACCATCGTGAATCTGAATGTCGGCGGTGCCGGCCATGTCGTCACGACCGAGGAAGTGCGCAGGGTTGACGCGCTGCTCGGCGATCACAGCAGCAGTGCCCAGCGGGTTGTCGAGCACGCGGCTCTGCACGTACTGGATCACGGTCCAGACGCGCGCAGCACGCTCGGCGTCCACGACGAACTCACCCTCGTGGTCTTTCATCTTGACACCGACCATGCTGCGCGGATCGGCCAGGCCGTTCTTGACGCAGTGCTCCAGCAGCGTGTGGCTGTGGGTGCCATCGACGGCACCGGGGCCACTCGGCTGCTCGGGGTACTTGGCCTGCTCCCGCACCGAGCCGGGGCAGGCGAGCCAGCGGTACGCGCTGCTCGGCGACAGAGTGGAATGGGTGGTCATGATCGGCGGGCCTCTGCTTTCGCGGCCTTGTACATGGCTCGACCGCAGCGCGGATCAAGGGTCACGGTGCCTGTGATGAAAACGACACGATGGGGCTTGGGTTTACCATCCCTGCCGATTTCGTCGGAGGGAATGGACCGAACACCCTTCTTACCCTCAAGGTATGAAACCCCACGCGGGTCGTGACCCAGCGCCCGCATGGAGCGACGGAACGATTTGACGCGCTTCGCGTTCATCACGCCCCCGCTTTCAGCGCCTCGACGCCTTGGTGGAACTGCGCGAAGTGCTCGGGCTTCACATCGTTGATGTTGGCGTAGCCGAGCGACTGCAACACGCTCTGGATCTTCGCGCCTTTCTCCGGTCCCATGGCCTGATAGGCACCCATGGTGTACTGGATCAGGCCCTGCGTGTCGTTGAACGGCGCAGCGTTCGCGGCGGGTGCGGCAGCGGGAGCCGGGGCAGCAGCGAACGTCGGCAGTGCAGGCATCTGCGGGGCTGCGGCAGGCGCGGCGACCGGGGCAGCAGCAACGGGAGCGACGGGCGGTTGCGCCGGTGCAGCGGGTTGCGGCACACTGATGGACCGCGATGTTTCCACGTTGCCGCGTTCTTGCGCGATCACCTGCGTGAGTTGCAGCACGGCGGCGGTGAGGGCTTCCAGTTTGGATTCAATCGACATGGTAGAGGCTCCGTTTCTTGGGGTTGGGTTTGATGGTCAGCCGCCCTTCGATGAAGGCTTCGACCAGTTCTCGGACGACGTAGGTGGGACCACCATACGCTTCGGCTTTGACGCCAAAGGCTTTGCGCTCCTGCGGGGTCAGGCGAACAGTCAGGAACGAGGATCGGGTTTGAGGTTTTTTGGGCATCGGTTGCTCCGTTGATGTGGACACTGTAGCACAGGTCTGATACGATGTGCAACATGAATCGAAATGCCAAGCAAAGAAAAAGCCCCGGACCAATCGGACCGGGGCTAAGTGTGGCACCCAACCACCTTGGAGACAACTGCTGGGGCGTTGGACGACAACCCCTGATGGGTGAGAACATCGTATGACATTTCCGCAAGTGGCGCAACACCCGGCCAGCGTTGAAGCCTACATCCGACACGGATGGAGCCTTGTCCCTGTGCCGCCTGGCACCAAAGGCCCGCAGCACGTCGGCTGGAACCGCAAAGAGAACGTGCTGCAGAGCCACACACAACTGCCGAGTGGATGGGGCATCGGACTCGCGCATGCCTACAGCGGCACGATGGCTGTGGACGTGGACGTGTGGGACCGCGCCGCCTTTGAGTTGGCGATGCACGGCATCAACCTGCAGGCGCTATACGAAGCACCCGATGCGGTCATCATCGACTCGGGGCGGCAGGGGCACGGCAAGCTGCTCTACGCGATGCCGTTCGGCCTGACGTTGCCGAGCAGGAAGTTCATCGACCAGTACCCTGACGGCAAGCGCTACAACTACCTCGACTTGCGCTGCGGTACGGCCAACGGCCTGACGGTGCAAGACGTGATGCCCCCGAGCATCCACCCGGACACGAAGCAGCCGTACCGGTGGGCCGGCAGGGGCCACTGGACCCGCTTGCCTGTGATCCCCACCGAACTGCTCAAGTTCTGGACCGACTCGCTCGCCAGCGAGCAGCGCACCCAAGTGGACACGCCCGTGAGTGCCGACTGGGACGAGATTCGCGATGCACTGAACCACATCAGCCCCGACTGCTCGCGCGACGAGTGGATCAGCGTGGGCATGGCGCTGCATCACGCTGGCGCGTCAACCGGCAACACCGAGTACGCCATGCAACTGTGGGACGAGTGGAGCCAGCCGTCCGACAAATACCCAGGCCCGCGCGAACTCGCAACCCAATGGCGTTCGTTTCGCAGTGACAAGGCGACGAAGGTGCGCCTGCCCTCGCTGTTCCGCCTGGCGAAGCAAGGTGGATGGGAGAAGCCCTCGCCCGACGTGTCAACGATGTTCGTGCCCATCGAGCAGGTGACACCGCCCCCGCAGGTGACGTTTGAGTTGCGCCCGCCGCCGCCCGAGCTTGACCTGTCGCTGGTGCCGCAGGTGTTGCGCCAGCGGGCCGAGGAGATCGGCGTGGGCGTGGGTTGCGACCCGCTGGTGCCGTTGTTCGCCGGCATCGCCGCAGTCAGTGGTGCGATGGATGCGCGCTCGCGGCTGGAATTGAAGCCCGGGTTCAAGGTGCCCCCGGTCCTGTGGATCATGACCATCGGCGATCCAGCGGACAAGAAGACGCCAGGCTCGCGCCCGATGTTCGACGTGCTCAACACGCTGGAGGTCGAGGACCGGCCCCGCTATGCGCAGGCCATGCAGCAGTTCGAGGCGATGGAGGCGCGCTTTGAGGCCGCGCGCAAGGCGTTCCTCGATGCCGCCACCGACACCGAGGCGCTGCTCAGTGGTGAGTTGCCCCCGGGCTACGGCGACCCGCCGCCCAAGCCGGCACCGCTCAAGATCGTGGTGCAGGACATCACGTCGCAGAAGCTGGTGAGGCAGGCGGCAGACATGCCGCGCGGCCTGCTGTGCTACCTCGACGAGATGTTGTCGTGGTCGCGCAAGATCACCGACCCGCGCAGCATGGAGGCGCGTTCCGCGTGGACCCAATCGTATGAGGCGTCCCGGTACGAGATGGACCGCGTGGGCGCAGGGACGATCAACGCCGAGAACTTCGCGGTGAGCATCTACGGCAACCTGCAGCCGCATGTGTTCAGTGAGGTGGTCAAGGCGATGAGCGACGACGGGCTGATCCAGCGATTCATGCCCATCGTGCTGCACCATCACCACACCCGCAAGGGTAGGCCCACCAGCAGCGTTGTGGCGCAGCAGCAGTACGAGCAGATGGTGCGGCTGGTGTTCGGCCTGCCGGCCATGACGTTCTCGCTGTCGCCCGAGGCGGCGAAGGTGTTCGATCAGTTCCAGGACTGGTACGAACAAACCAAGGTCGATGAGCGCACGCTGCATTCAGGCCCGGTGTTCATGACCGCGTTCGGCAAGCTGGAGGGTCTGGTGGGTCGCCTGGCGCTGGTGTGGCATGTCATGGAGAACCCGTTTTCAGCGCAGGTGAGCGGCAAGACCATGGAGCAGGTGACCAGACTGGTGCGCGGCTACTTGGTGCCAGTGCTGCGCTACGCCTTCGACAGCGAGCTTGGTGGCGTGACCGGGTTCGACCAGTGGTGCGCGGATCACATCATCCACTACTCCGATCACCCGACGATCACGATGAGTGAGATCAAGCAGAGCGCGCGCCGTCAGATTCAGGGCATGAGCGTGTGGGGCGCGGATCAGATGGTGCTGCAGGCCATGTACCTGCTTGAGCAAGCCGGCTGGGTGGTGCGAATGGACGACGGATCACGCCTGAATCAGCACCATGCTCAGTGGGGCATTCACCCGCAACTGAACACGATCTTCAAGGACCACCGCCGCAGGGTCATCGAGGCCAAGCAGCGGCGCATGGACGACATCTACCGTCTGTCCACCAAGGAGAAACCCAAGGTGCACGGGTACGAAGATGCCGCTTGACGTGGGGCGCTGGTGCGTTGTACGATGTGGCACGTCAACTGGAGAGACACATGACCCCTACCTACTACGGCGACTCTGTGCGCGTGCGAACCGAACGGAGCGCGAACCCCACTGGTCAGGATTACGAGGTTGTCGAGATCAAGATCGACAGTGGATGGAGCGAGTGCATGCGCTACGGGCACCATAGCGACGACTACGCACTGACCAACGCGCGCCGCATGGCACAAAGTCTCGCCGCTGCGCGAGTCGGGAGACACTGATGAAATGCGATTTTTGGACTGTGGTGTCGATTTACTTCGCAGGCATGAACATGGGCGCAGCACTGGCTGCGGTCATTGTGAAATCCATAGGGTGCTGACAATGGACCAATCCAAATACTGCCCGTGCCCCGGATCGGGGTGCAACTGGCCCGAAAGTGAGTGCCTGGAGCACTGCACCCCGATCAAGATGTTCGAACAACCTGTCAGGCCCGAGGTGCGCGAGACGCCGCTCCACCGGGTCATCTACAACCGATTCATGGAGACGAAATGACATGACAAAGCACGACGAGCCTGCGCCGCAGCGAGCAGCGCAAGAGGGTGACTTGCCGCCGTTGACCAGCGATGCACATTGGTCGGAACGCATCAAGACGCTGATGGCCCAAGCCGGATTGCCTGACAGCCACAGCATCTACAGCGCGATGTGGCAGTTGGTCAACGAGCTACAGCACGACAGCGTTGAATACGCCCGCCTTGCACTTGCAGCGGCTGGCGGTGGAGTGCCGCAGGACTTCGCAGAGCGAATCGCAGAGGCACACGATGCAAGCCTTGATGATGACCACACGGGGTGTCGCGCAATCCTGAAAGAGTGCTTGCGCTTGCTCGCATCCTCCCCCCAGCCAGAAGCCGCGCCCGCCGTGGCGCAGGTGCCGGAAGCTGCAGAACAGGTTGAGTTACTTGACATGCAAAACCACCAACTGCGCCGCGCGATTCACGCCGCCATGTCAAGGCTTTCCGCGCTGCTTGACGAAGACCAATTCGCCGAGATGGAGCAGATTTTTGCTCGCGCCGGTGTTGCCGCCCCCGAAGCGCCAGCGCAGGCCAGCGCGGAGCGGGCAGAGCCGTGCCCCGAACCACACGAGTTCTCATGCAAGAACCGGCTGCAATGCTGGGAGCCTTGCGGGGCACTTGGCCACGATCCGGCGCACGCGAAGCCGTGCTCGCCAGAGACTGCGGCTCAGATTGGCGCCGCTCTCCGCGCTCACCCCGAGGTCGGCCAGGAGCAGGCCAGCCACTGCGAACACTTGCGCCCGATGGACAAGGTGTGCGCCCCGTGCCGCCGATACCCGAACCGTGAAGCGCCAGCGCAGGCAGACCCCCTTGAAAAGCTGACACGGCTGCAAGAGGAAATGGGCTTGTACGACGAAGCGCCAGCGCAGGCCGCGCAATCAGCGGGAGAGGTGGAGCGGGAGGCGTGGTTGCGCGAGCTTCTGCGTCGTTCTCACCCCTATGTCCTTGAAGCCTCGACGCGCTATTACGACGGCACCGATGGCGCATCCATTCGGCAGAGCGCCCACGCACTACGAATCGCCATCGACGCCGCCCTCTCACACAAGGAGCCACAGCGATGAGCCAGGACACGCACCGTGAACTGCTGCCGTGCCCGTTTTGTGGGGCAAGAGCATGGCCGCACATTGGGACCAATGGTCTTTTCAGAATTCAATGCCTGACCTGCGAGGCAACTTCGGGGGAGCGCCACCTTACTGAAGAAGCTGAGGCTGCTTGGAATCGTCGCGCCGCCCTCGCCACCCAGCCGCCTGCCGTGCAGGGAGAGCCGGATTATTGGCAGTGGCGCAGGAAAGGCGAGCCGTGGACGCTTGAGAAGACTTTCAACAGCCGCGTCTATGCGACGACTGGCAACAGCGAAGTGCGCCCGCTCTACGCCTCCACTCCATCACGTGAGGTAGAGCCGCTGACCGATGAGCAGATTCGCGGGATGTGCAAGCACGGATGGGTTTTTGAAACCGTCAAGCAGTGGGTGCGAATTGTTGAAGCATGCCACGGCATCCACTCCCGTGGGGAAGGAGAGAAACATGACGGATCGTGAACTGCTGGAGTTGGCTGACTACGCGGCAGGCTATGGCGACAAGAAGCTAAGCGCTGCCGCCGCCATGTTCCGCAAGCTGGTCGCAGAGCGCGAGGCCGACCGTGCAGCGATGCGGGAGGCGTTGGAGGCGCTGGAGTACACGCGCAACACCGAAGTCCTCAAATACAGCGCAGACCTTGCTGCTCAGAAAGATGGTGCCGCCATCACCCACCTTCGCCAGAGACTCAGTGAATGAAGTGCCCCATCTGCAACGCCGATTCACGGGTCGTCGAGACACGCGACAGCGGCACCAGGCGCAGGCGCGAGTGTTTCAACCTGCACAGGTTCACGACTGTCGAGGTCGTGCAAGTCATCGACACCGCGAAACTCGCACGCGGCAGGCCCCCATTGTTGGCAATGAGCCGCAATGCAAAATCGACCAGATGACCCAAAACGCGAGGGTGGGGATGGTCGATTGGAAACCGGGGCGCTGACCCCGGTTTTCGTTTTTGGCCTGGCAATTTCCTTATGGGTAGAGCCAGCTGTATAGGGCCAGCGAGGCGCGCAGCGGTGGGGCGATGAGCCAGCGCCACGCAGC